TCACTTAAACGTGTACGTGCCATTGCTTCTGCAAGTTCACCTGCGTCTTGTCCAGACGGTGATTCTACCAACTGCATTAATACATCGTGATCTGAATCAGTTAAGTTTTCAGTTGACACAATTAATGCATGTTCTGGATCATTAGGAAGGGTTCTGTATGCTACAGCCACCTTTCTTTTATTTGATTTTAATTTACCAATATGCTTAATAGCCATTATTTTTTCTCCATTGTTGCAGTAGCAGGAACTTCTCCGCTCATTGCCGCCGCCGCGTCTGCTCCACTAATAGGTTGTGCCGTTGCTGGAACTCCCTCTGGTGTTGCTGGTGCGTTTTGGTCTTGCTGAGCCTTCTGTACCTGCTGAAGGAACATATCTAACTTGTTGTAAGTAGTTCCAACTGCTTGTAATTCATTTGCTTTGAAGGCGCCACGTTGTGTAGCGATATCAATCACAGTTCTTAATGTATTTAGATCTTGAACTGTAAGATCTACCTGCCCACCTGCCGCTGGAGCATTTGCCGATGCTTCAGTAGGTGCCGCAGTCTTTTGGTTTGTATCAGACATTGTCTTCTCCTTTGTTAACTTATTAATGTATATACTTAATTACTTATTTGTATTTTAAATGAGGACACGCCAAAGCGAAATATGAAAGTTCTTTTGGATCCTCAAATCCAATTCTGAGTTTACTTGCTACTTCATTAGAGTCTGTTAAGGTAACGTTTTTACCTACGTAAAAGCGACTCTTACAATTGGTAAGTATCCAATTACTGATTGCTTTTTCAATATTATAATTTGGTGAAATTTCCATGTACTCTAAATGCGAGCCTGGATAATCTAACTTCCTTATGCCGAAAAAATTAAGCGGATTTGGTTTCATCTTCATAGTGGGTTGTAACTCCAAAAGGTGCTTGTAAATTTTTATCATGGTTACTATGGATTACAAATACAGTATCACAGTAATCTTCGTCACCCCATGTGTCCCAAGTATAACCATCAGTAAACATAATGAACTTCTTAGGATTAATATCATTCGCTTTCATGTATTCCCAATTTGCCATAAAGTCAGTACCGCCACCGCCAGCAACTTCATACTCTAATAGGTTGTCATTACTTGCGTCAAAATCTTGTTCATTGTAAACTTCTGTATCGAAACACCATAGTTTAATTTTATAATCTTGGTATTGTTCCATAATACCTTTGATCTCTGATAAAAATATCTGTGCTTGTTTATTACTAATACTACCTGACATATCAATAGCAATACACAAGTCAATAGTTTCATCATAGTTTAGTCCTGGAAGGATAGCACTTGTATGCCAAGCCTTACGTGAAGGACGAGTAAATGTATAATCATTTCTAATTGTACTTTGAATCTGTTGCTGAAGTAATTCTCTCCAGTTCATCTTAGGTTCAGTAAGTTCCTTAATCATACGTTCGATTTCTTTAGGCATATTACCTGCACCAGCCGCCTGTGCTGATTGTAACATACTGTCTTTGATCTCGTCACGTATCTTTTTAAGTTCTTCTTTACTGTATGAAGGTTTGTCTCCTTTATCTTTACCACCTTTAGAAGGTGCTTTACCTTTTGGCTGATTCTCTTTATCCCAGTCAATGTGTTCGTCAAGTAATTGACCAAGTTGTTCTAATTCTTCTTCATCATACTTTTGATAGATATCATCATATACAGCCTCTGACGTCCAACCATCATATTTAAAGTCTTGGAAAATTGGAATGTCTCTCGGCTTTTCACCAATGTTATCTCTAACAAGTGTATTGTTTACAATATAGTCTGCGGCAATGTTATGTATCTGTGGATCTCTATCTTCTCTACGTGTCATATGGTCAAATACACAATGCATAATTTCATGTGCAATAACAAATTCAACTTCTTTATTAGACATCTTAGCAAAGAATGGAACACTATAAAATAAGTGTCTGCCATCTGTTGCGGCAGTAGGACACCAATCACTTGCTTCTTTAATGATAAGTCTTGTAGCCATGTTACCAAAGAACGGATGTCTTAGCAACAAACCAACACGAGCAACGATGATACGATCTTTTACTTCTGCACGAAGTTCGTCAGTTATCTCAGGCTGTTCATCAGCCTTCTTCTTAATCTCTTCCCATCTATCTAAAACTTCTTGATCTTGTGTTGCCATGTGCCTATTCCTTATTGTTTATAATATTATTATAGTATATTTAATTGGATTTGTCAATCAAAAAAATGGGGTAGTATACCAAAATATACTACCCCAAAGTTGTTACGAAGCCTGTGCGGCAGTTACGTACTTTCCAAACTTTTCATGGAACTCATCAAAACAGTCAACTTCATCTGGATCGATTGGAAGTTGGTATTGTGTAAGTGCCAATTTGATACCCATTACAACTAATTCAGTATCAAAGTTCTTCATAGCAAACAATAAGAAGTTATTAACCATAGAGTCAAATTTCTTATCGCCTTTGTCGCTGGCTTCTTTTAGTTCATAGCAGAGCGAAACTGTTAAGGAATACATGGCACTGATTTCTTTAGTTTCTAACTCTGTTACCTTACCTTTCAAAATCTCCGATGGATTCGGAAGTTTTGAAGCCATCTTACGATGGGCCATGAACTTCACTGCAAGGCCTTCGCCTACAGAACCACTAACCAAATCGGTAGTGGTATTCTCGTCATCATCGTCTTCAAGTAACTCAGACACAAATGACCAAGAACGAGGTGTAGCAAATGAACGACTTGGTGACTTAGGATCAAAGTCATATAAGTCCTTCTTGCTAAAGGTCAAGTAACCCACAACGTCTGTGTGGATTTTATTCTCAGTTGCCCACTGAAACCAATCATCAAAGTCCACCTTAAGTTCTAAGTGAACAAATCTGTTTGCCAATGGTGCAGGCATTCTGTATGTAACACCCTTATCAGCATCTCTGTTACCAGCCGCTACGATAAGAACGTTATCAGGTAGTACATAAGTACCAACCCTACGATTCAAAATTAACTGATAAGCCGCCGCTTGTACAGCCGGAGCCGCCGAGTTCATCTCGTCCAAGAATAAAACAATGGTCTTATATTTCTTAGCCATTGCCGCATCTGGAAGTTCCATTGGCGGTGCCCATTTCATTGTATTATCATTTGCGGCATAATACGGCATACCTTTAATGTCCGTAGGATCCCACAATGACAAACGAATGTCGATTAGTTTTGAATCTTCAAAAGTATTAGTGATTTGACTTACAATGTCCGACTTACCAATACCTGGAGGTCCCCAAATAAAGATTGGACGTTGTTTCTTCATAGCCCTAAGGATACTTTTCTTAGCATCATTTGGACCAATTGTTCTTGTTGCAATGTTTTCCATGTTGTACTCCTTATACGTTTACTTCAGTGCCATACTTAATTTCTAAGTATGTATATATAATACAGTCATTAGGAGCAAAGGTCAACCATTATTTGCACTTTTTTTAAATTATTTTTGGATAAGGCTTACCAAAATAAGCCAGTAAAATCAAGAGGTTAGTTCTTCGTCGGCTCTTTTCAATGCTTTTGTAAGGCCATATTTCTTAACATCTCCACTAAAAAGATGTAATTCGAGTGCTTTCTTTTCGTCAAATACAGTGATTCCTCTGTTAGTTAGATAGTATGGACACGTAATAAAACGGTCTAACCAAATTACTGTATTAGTTGTAAGTTGAAAGTCTTCTGGGAAAGGAACATCATATGATACTAAATCTAATTTTTCTGTGAGAAATAGCATACCAGCATCAGTTAATCTTAAGCCACCTTCGTCTTTGGCTCTTGTGTTTTGCCACCATGCAGGCAAATACTGCTTCATGGTTGCTTCGTTAATGCTAATGTCTGCTTGTTTTAAGAAGACCTTTGTATAGGTTTCTTTCCAATTCATTTACTTCTTCTTTGGCTTGGGTGGTGTAACTATACCTTCACGGATTAATTTTTCTCTGTTTGCCATGTGTTTCATTTGAACTTCTTCTTTCGATCCGCCGAAGTATGCTACAGCATATCCCTCTTCAATAAGTATGTCAGTGCATCTTTTGTCGTCTTTGGTGATAAAGTCTCCAAGGATTCTTCCGAACTTTCCTTTTTTATCTTCACCGCTTCTGTCGATTTCTGTTTTAAGGATTTGTATGGATCCGATTGGTAACAGGTCTTTAAGTTTGGCTTTCGATGCGAGTCCAAATGCTTTCTCCACTTTATCACGTGTTCTTGATTCAGGAGTGTCTATACCCATCATTCGAACACGTTCTTTGTGCATCCACATGCCAAAGCCAAGATCGATATCTACGTCAACGGTATCACCGTCTACTACTCTTAAAATTTTACATTTATATTCATACATTTATTTGCCCTCTGTAATTACTGTTCCATCTTTAAGTTCTACAACAGTAAACTCGCTACAGTTAAACAAGTCGTTTAACTTCTTAGCAAGGTTGTGTGCATGTCCTGGATTACTAAAAGAAACTTTCTTGTACTTAGGTCCTGGAAAACTTGATAATGAATTTTGTGTTTTTAGATTGAAAGGTTTTCCCTGATAGAAAACTGCCCAAATCGCATCGGCCGCGAGTATCTGATCTGACTTGTAAGTCTTCTTATCAATGTACTCCAACAGTATTGTTGGTTTAGGTCTACTCATATACGTTGTTCCTCTTTTATAAACTACGTATATATTTATCCTAATTCTCAGTAATTGTTATGTTGAATGCTGTCGTTATTCTCGGTACATCAGATTTTTGTACAGGAATACTATGATTTAAATAGGGTGGAAAGAATATCATATCGCCTTCTAAGGCGTCTGCATTAACGACTTCTTTTGGCCACATTGTAGGTAAGTTATTTGTAATAGGCGTAGGAGCACTACTACGTATGCCATCGCTTGATGGATTATAAAATATTGTAGGAGTATGATGTTCAGGATCGTACTTTACATAATGTACTGCACTAATTTGTATTGTTCTTGGACTTGATAAGTGATTGTGTGTTTCTCCCCAACCGCCTTTTCCTGTTACGTTATACCAAGCATCAATACCAACCTTCCAGTTGTGCGAATCTTTATATCCGTATTCGTTTAGAAACTCTTGTATCGTTGATTGATACTTTGGAAGAATGTCTTCCCAGTCTACTGGCCGAGCGCCTGAAAAATAATCACTGTATACATTGCAGAAATCGCAATTAGGACCTTTAACATTATATTCACTTTCTATGTTTGAGACGAAGAAACTTTTTAGTTCTTCTTGTTGCTTAACTTTTACCTTGTATATATCTGTTGAAAACAAAGTTTGTTTTATCATTACTCTTTGAATCCACCACCGTCCATCTCTACGTTAATAACTTCTGATTCTTTTTCTATTGCTTTGGTAGAAATAAATTCTTCTATGTTACCAAGTAGACGGGCATTGATTTGCCCTAATGTAAATGCAAGTAATTTAGCATCGTCGAGTGTTAGTCTTACATCATGTGCATTGCTTGACTCGGCGGCCTTTACTTGCGAAAAGAACTTTTCTAAAGGAACTGTATTAATTGGCTCTTTTTGCATCTGCATTTGCCTTTGATAGTTCCGAACGCATTTCGAGTTCTGTTTTGAAAGGTCCTTTTGAAACATAATTTTCACAAGTTACCATCTTAGGACAAAAACTTCTTACCCAGCCTTTGTCAAATTTAATAATGTAGTAACCTGCACAATATAAACTTTTAGATTTTTTACTCTTTGTAAACAAAGGTAACTTCTTTTTTACATCATACATACTATTGTGTGGTACACATGAAGTTGGAAATCCATGTACTTCTTTATCTGCAACCTTATCTTTGTTTGCATCAGAAATAGTTGTTTCCCATTCGATAGCAATCTCTTTACTTAACTGCTTTTCGCTTTCATAAAATTTTGTATGTGTATTGCAACAGTACATATAAGTTTTATCTTCTTGTTTAGAAAGAGTACCGATACGTTCACCGTCCTCTTCAACAATCCAAAACTTGCCTGCTACAATAGATTTTCCTTTAATAGTCATTTATTCCTCCTAATACTTCAGTTGTTATGACAGTTACATCTAAACTTTTGTTTGACGCCACGGCCGCATATAATCTTGTTCTGCCATCGATAACAAATCGACCGCTGTCTAATTCTATAATCAAAGGTGGGCGACATGACCCGGCTTCTACTGCTTCAATAATAGGCTCTAAAGGAAACTCTCTTTCTCTACTATCACGTTTATCACGTGCAGTTAGTTCCTTAATGTACACTTCTCTATACCCTTCTTTACCACTTATATCCTGTAATGCTTTAAGCATATAAGGGTCTTGAGGCATATTGTCTAAGTTATTTAACTTCGTTATTTCGCTAACTGACATATTTTGGACAGGTAAATCGTCTAAAATAGTACCTAATTTCTTGGCTACGTTCTCCCTTAATACAACCATTCTACGTGTTTCTACACCGCCATTTAAGAACGGAAATTTAGTAGTAACGGCTTTTTGTACATCAGGATCTAATGAGCAAAGTAGTTCATATGCGTCAGCATAATTTTCGTCCATTAGTTGCATACGTATCTCGCATTTAATGGCTCGCTATAACTCTGTACTTGTTCACCTACTTTTACCAAGTCGTGTTTAGCACAGAACTTCATAAGTTTAATACCTACTTGTGTAATTGCCTTAGGCTCTACTGTAGCATCTTTGATTACACTATCAATAATACTTCTAATGTTATCTGGCTGTGCAGTCAAATCACAAAGTGTTACGTTACGAGTATAGTCATCTAATACTCTATGTTCGTCACCATTATGATCTACCCAACGTTGTAACATCAAGTTATTCCAGTTGTAGCCTTTGCTATCCTTGTCAGCAAACGCCTCTGTTAAGCCTACCTTGTTCTTTGTACCTTTTACTCTTACACCAGGATATGCACTGAACACGTTATCACTTGTGTCACCTCGCATACACTTTTCAAACAATAACCATTGTGGATTAGGTGCAGGACGTTCTGCCTTAGTTTTCTTATCTATAACACGATTACCTTTCTTATCAAAGTAACCTTCATGTGTAATAGTCATGTCTTGAATACCATTGTATTGTTTACAGTTAGGAGCAATAAGTTGTGCAAAGTCGCCATCAGTTGAAACAATAACATGATTATCATTAGGGTGTGCTTGTACCCAACCTGCAATCAAGTCATCTGCTTCAAGTTCAGGATGTTGTAATACAGAACAATTAGTTTTATTACCTACGAAATCTTTGAACTCATCAAACATTTCCCAGAACACTTCATCTTCTTCTTGTTGTTGTGGAGTAGCCGCCGCTCGTGCATCACTTCTATTTCGCTTGTACGGCTCATAAAAGTCCTTACGCCAACTACGACCTTCTAAACAAAATACAACATGCGACCCATCAAAGTCCTGCCAAGCCTTTCTTACACCAGCAAGTGTAATATGAAAAGCCATACCAACCTTATCTGTAAGGTTACCACGAATTACGTGTCTTGCACGAAAAAATGTGTTAGCAGTATCAACGAGTATGTATGTCATTTAGTTGTCCTCTTGTAATAAAATATAGTGTTATTATACTACTTTTTAGTACTGTTGTCAACCTGTTTATTTGCTTCTGCTTGTGCTTTATACTTTTCTTGTATTTTGGTTAGCACTTCTTTGTTCATAAACGGAATGGCATTCATTTCTTCGTGATTGAATGAACCCGTTAATCTTAAATCAAATGCTACACTAACTCTTGGATCTTTTGAATCATGCTCACCTGTATAGTGTTGTGTGCTACTCGGGAACATTACACAGCCACCTTTTTTATTTGGTAAGCCAAGTTTTGATTCAGGATCATAACAACTTCTGTAAAATGTTGCAGTTGAATAATCTTCCAAATGCATATTACCACTCAAATAAGAATCTGGTTGAGCACCGTGTGAGTGCGGTTCCATTGCTTCATTTTGTTTAAGAATGTTTGCCCAACATACAATCTGCAAGTCTTTAAGTTCAAGTTGTGCAGTTTGCACGTACTCAATATATGAATATCTTAAAAACGTTAGCAGTTCATTAAATGCAGGATCGTCTTGTGATAGTAAGTTATACTTTCCAAAACGTGTTGTAATATGATCTTTGCTTAGACCTGTACCACCTGTTGAGGTATATTCGTAATCTAAGATAGTCTTCTCGTTATCAATTATCCATTTTTTAATGGCATCTACATGCTCATGGTCAGTCCAGTTTGTTAACCAAAGAGGAATATTCCAACTTGGTGCAAACTCTGTTAATGGATGAAAACTTTTAATTCTTACAATACTCATTTCTTAATTTTCTTTCCGATATGACACATTTCTTTTAGTATCATTCTTAAATTTCTTGCAATCTTATATAGAAAAAATACTCCTGCAATCATTATTGCGGTATCTAAATATTCAATTATCATTTTACCTCCGATTTATCTTTGCTTATTTTTGTTGTGTTAATATAACCTGCACCTCTTGTAGTGTCCATGCCTTCTTCTGCAAGTACATTTCTTGCGAGGTCTTTAAACCACAGGTCAACAATTTCTTCATTTGACTCACCTTTGTAACCAGCATCAAGCAGTTGCTCAATAAACTCGTTGTTCCAGTCAAGTTCAAAGAAACCATTTTTAATATTATCTTTGTTTACTTGTGTATCAAGTACGCCAACCCAAGGTTTCTTAGCCTTAGTTGCCGCTTCTTTTTCTTTTAACATAAGATCTCTATGCGAGAGCTCAGTTCCTTTTGTAGCCTTTTTCATGCCTAACATGTCTTTCATTTTATCTAACATATTCACCATCCTGCCTTTCTAATAGCATCTTCGTCAAGTTGCTTGTTTTTGTTTTTCTTCTTACGTTTCACTTCGTCACGTGCCTCGTTCATTTCTTTATATGGATATAAACCGTCTGAATGTAAATGTACATCATTATCGACTTTTACTTTTTTCTTTGTTAACTTCTTAACAAGTAATGGAAGATACACACTTACGCCTACAACCGTCCAAAAGGTTGCCAGCACTGTGAAATATAACTTCCAGTTAGCAATGTCTACCGCCATACCTAACGTAACACCACCTATCCATACATAATCTAATAAGGCATGGAAACGTTTCCAATTACTTCCATACTTGGCTATTAGTGCTTCTCTCTTATGTGCAAACCAAGGGTGTACGTGTCGCATGATCACGAACCCTTCGTTCAATACCATAACAGTAAATCCTAACCAAAATATCATATTATGTTCCTATGGCGTTACCAAACAAGTAAACGTGTACTCGTGCCGCCACATTATATCCTCTCTGAAAAGCCATCTTTGCAACATCACCTGCCGTTGCAGTTTGCTCTTCTTCTCTGGCTCCTACAGGCATAACCCATACAGGCCATTCAACGCCTTCTGCTCTAAATTTTTCTATAACAGAATCCATTTCATCCCATTGTCTTTGTTCAGAACCAACAACAAACTTTAATTGTCCTGCTTTAGATAGTTCTGCATATTCGCCAACTACTTCTGGAATAATTGCTTTTTTACTTTCTTCACCTGCTACTGTCCATAATTTAGGACTACAACTAAAGAATACTTCTTCATTAATTCTTTTTACCCATTCTTTAAATGGATCTCTTAACTTCTGTGTGCCGTTAGTTTCAAACGTCATGCTATCAGGCAAGTTACCTTGTCTTTCAAGTTCTTCATATATTCCAACACTTGCCGCCTGTCCTGTAACCATTAAAGGTTCACCGCCAGTAAAACATAAGTGTTGTCTTTGTTTACTCATAGGATGAAGAAACAATCCTTCTGGATTGCTATCTGTTTTTAATATATCAACAATCTTATTTGCTAATACAGTAGGAGTTTCTTGTCCCATTAAGTGTTTATACTTCTTTGCCCAAGTATAAGAACTATCGCAACCTTTTTCCCATACAGGTAAGTCTTCAACTCTTTTTACTTGGCTTACGTCATAATCCAGGAACGGCAGGTCATATGTATCCGGGTTAGTTGGATCTACTTGACCAAAGCCGCTACACTGTAAGTTACACAAGAAGAATCTAATCCATGCTGTCGGAACACCAGTATAGTGTCCTTCACCTTGAATGGAGTGAAATATCTCACTGTAATAATACTTCTTCTCAGTTGTCATTATAAGAGCCTCCTAACAAGCAAACTGTTGTTGCAGTTTTACGTTGTCTATAAACTCTTTTTTAGTTGCTGGATCGTCTTTAAATGCTCCACGTAATACAGTAGTCTGCGTTAAAGAACTATGTGCTTTAATACCTCTGTTCTCACAACAACCATGTGTTGCTTGTACATAAACACCAACGTGTTCACTACCTGTTTCTTTTTGTATTGCATTTGCAATCATAACATTAAGTTCTTCTTGCAATGTTCCACGTGTTGCACACCATTGTGCGATCCTTGTGTACTTACTAAGACCTAAAAGTTTCGGACCTGCAATGATACCAATGTATGCTACTCCTTTAACAGTCTGGTGATGATGTGAACATAAACTTGTAAGTTCACTCCTTACTACCAACATACCTTCATAACCACCTTCAATGTAGTTTGGAAATGCACTTGGGTTAGGCATCTTATCATAACGTCCGGCCATAATCTCATTAATGTACATCTTAGCCATACGTCTTGCAGTATCCATACTGTTAGGATCTGTTTCTGTATCAATTAACAGTTTTTGCAATACGTTTTCAAAAGCAGGAATTGCCTCTTCGATAAGTGCTTGTTTGTCACCTTCTTCGAGTACTTCGCTAATATTATCATTAGCCCAGTAACGAATACCTTGCTCTTTTAGTTTTGCTTTTATTTCTTCTACTTTACTCATTTACTTCTCCGATGTTAAGGCAGTGGATTGCCTGTCTTAGTTGTATTATATTATACGATATATTTAGATCAATGTCAAACACTTTATATATGGATTTAACCAAAGTATTTGTTGAGCATTTCTAAACGATCGTGCGCCTGAGCCATTTTATCCAATTCCTTTTGGATGGTCTCAATAATATCTGAGTGTTCACCAATTCCAACTACCTGTTGCATGTACACTTCGATATTAGCCTTGTGCAAGTCAATCTCTGCTTCTGCATGTTTTCTTGCCGCATCTATCATTACTTGTTTCAACATAAACTTCCTTTCATGTTAGGGATATATTCGTTTGCAATAAGAGTATGTGCTTCTAAATTGAAATGCTCATCATCTACTACAAAGTCTTGTAATTCACCCTTGGTTAATAAAAACTGTGTTGCAGTTTTTTCTGATACGTCCGCTTGTACGTTCCCAATGATATTTAGATCTTTAGGTAGCCAAGTCTGGTCGTTTATGGCAAAGATTTTTAACACCGCGTTGTTTTCTTTGCACATTTGATTCCAAAGATATACTTCTTTGAAAAACTGTCTTTGATTAACAACAGTCATTACTTCGTACCATGCTTTTACTCTTTGGTAACCTTCCTGTTGTAAGTTTGGTTCAACTAAATCAAACGGATCAAACTTCATACTTAATGTTGGTTGTATTGCATAATCACCAGACATAGTTATACGTCCGCCATCAAAACTTTTAAGTTCGTCATTCCACATATTAATATTATAACAATCAATACGTCCTTTTGTTTCTTCTTGCATCATATGAGCATCAAGTGGAATAATGTTTTCGTAATAACAAGGATTACTAAATCCTAATCT